AGGGAAATCAGAAGAGCCAGTGGTCATTTCCGTGGAAACCACACCAGAAGTGGCAGTAGTCGAAAAATTCAAAACAGAATTTTCGGGAGTGGCAACAATAAGCGAGAAATCAAAAAGAGGATTGTCAGAGGAAAAGCCCAAAGCAGTAGGCTCATCCAGAAAGTCCTACTGGCCACCACTCTCCCACGTGCGCAAAGAACCAGACAACATCTCCCTGTACAAAGTGTCATAACTCAAAGTCTACCATTCACAAATGTAAGAACCAATAATAATGGGCGAGGGAGGGAGGCTCAAAAGCAAATCATTAAAGGCTCCACGACCATGTGCAACCATCTCACGCTGAGCATTCTCAATGGCCATCGCATCGCGCACACCAGCCGGAACGCCCAATTCTTCAACGGAAAACAAAAGAGATTTGTAAATTTAAGTCAATTCCAAAGGCGCGAGGGTGGCAATCTCTTCACCATCAATTCGAACAAAACGTCGTTTAAGCATGCTAGCATCTTCCGGTTTATCAAAAGGTAATAGAATTCCATCTTTTGACGCAGGCGTAACAACTTGACCAAGCTTACGAGCGTGCCGAGCCATGATACACCTATCAAACCAATCACAAAGAACACTAACGCCAAAGCGATTGTCATCACCATAAGTTCGCAAAGTCACCATGGACCGAAAAGAAGGAATAGCAGCCAAAGAAGCTTGGATACTTTGGTTAGGGTGGCGATCAATGAACTCACTGGCGTAGCTAACTCTAGTCACTCCACTGTCATAAACGGAATTGTTCTCGCCCGTTATCCACACACCCGACGGAAACTTCATCGTTGCCCAAATCACCACACCATCAACCAAGTGCAATTATACCATCGGCCAAGTCCAAATCAAACAAATGCACATTACGTCATCGGGATAAGTCTCAGTGAACCTTTGCATAGTGTAACGCAAACTCCCAACCATGTACATGTTTACGTAAAGCCGCTGGTCGAGATCAAATCCCGAAAAATCATTAGATGCAGTACGATCCACCCCGCCACGCATACAAATCGCGTCATCAATGGTGCCCCAAACCATAGGGTCCATGGCATTGACGCCTATCACCATTTCCTTAAGTGACATTG